GAGCGTCTGCCTCCGGAGCAGAAGGCCGCAGGTTCGAATCCTGTTCGGGGCACAAGACAAGGCAAGATAAGAAAGGCTCGGCACCGCAACGAAAAAGCGGTGTCGGGCCTCTTTCGTTTTCCACACGTTTCGACATCAAAACACGCGAAGTCTACACATTCGTCTACACATCCTGCCGTCCGTTTGTTGCGCGACACACGGGCGATACTGGCGCGCTATCGGAGTGTTAGCATTGCGTTCCCCACCCTGAAACAACACCAAATGTCACCTGAGACAGATGCAAGACTATTAAGGTGTAGGCATGGAGAAACTCGTTGATGAATTTTCAGTGAAATTCACTGGCCCGGCGCTTGAGAACCACACCATCGACGTTCGGGTACTAGCTCCGTCGCTTCTCGCGCTCGCCGACGCATTGAAATCCGCACAGAAGGAACTTTCTCCAGACTCTCCCGCACCCGCCATAGAGATCAAGGCAACCCGCCCGGGGTCGTTTGATGTTGCACTCGTGGCGACCACGACCTTCTTACAAGAAGCCGTCTCCCTCTTTTCCGGGGAACCTGTAACAGCATTCCTAAATGCGACCGGTATCGCTTCGCTCCTCGCATGGACGGTGAAGATACTCGTCAAGATTCACCAACACGGAAAACCCACTCACCAGACCCCTCTCGAATCGGGAGACGTCAATCTCGAATGGGCGGACGGGACCACGATGACCGTCCCTGCTAACAGCGTCAAGCTGGTCGGGCATCCAGAAACACGTAAGCACTTGAAGGATTTTGTCGATCCTGTCAACGAAGAAGGTTTTGATTCCCTCGACCTTAAGACGAAGGCTTCTTCGGTAACGGTTAAGCCTGATGATCTGCCGGCCTTCGAAATCCCCGACGTTCCCGACAAGGAAGAAACGTCCTCGATTCGAAGGACGATATTGAGAATATCCCAACCGACACTCAACGGTAGCTACGTCTGGCGGGTTAATGACGGGACCAACACGTTCACGGCATCGATGGAAGATGAAAACTTCCAACGTGCGATCAAGGATGGGACTGAACGGTTCGGAGATGGCGATCAACTCATCGTAGATCTCAAGGAAATCCAGTTCACGCGAGCAGATGGGAGTCTCCGAACCGATAGGAAAATCGTCAAAGTTTACGACCACACCAGACCTCCTGGGCAGACGATGCTTCCTATCTTTGAGGATGATTCCACCCGATAGTCTCGCGTACCACTACATGTGGACGGAACATCAAACCAACAAGGCCTCCCCTGCCGCTTTTGCTTGCGACAGAGGAGGACTCTTTCTGTCACGCCACGAAAAGGGCCTGCCTATATGCTTCAACCATAGAAACCGTCACATCAAGCTCCCGCGCGATAGCAGCAACATTCGGCCCGTGTATACGTTCCGCCAGTGCGTATTCGATGGGTGAGATAAGAAGACGTGCTGTCGCCTGGTTCACACGCCGCTCAACGTCTGGACCCTGGTGACCATCGTCTCCCCTACGTGCATGGACCAGCTCATGCGCGAGAGCAGTACGGCGTTGTGGGTAAGACAGTCCTTGACGTATGACGATGAGGTGTTCGCGGTGATTGTAGTAGCCTCGTAGGGTTCCGGCGAGTTTGTGGGTTTCGACGGTGATTCCCATTGTTTCCAGCTCGGCGAGTAGCTGTTGTTCAGTCACGGTTCTTCCATCATCCCTTCTTGTTCGGCTTCGATGTCAATGCCTGGGTCGTATGCTGCGACGTCGTAGTAGCGTGGATCCAGGTTAGAGTCCGGCACGGACACATAATCGTGGTTTTCGACAGTTAGGTTCTGTTCTTCCCCGGTCTCCGCTTGCCTGAGGACCTTCCACGGAACCAAACCCAACGCCGTAGCGATATCTTCAAGTTCCCCGATTGTCATCGGCTTCCCCCGCCGCAACACATCACCGAGACGAGTGAGCTTCACGCCAGATTTTCGAGAAAGCTCCCGAAGGCTGAAAGCCCGATCTTCCATCGATGACGACAAAATCGCCGATACCGCTTCATCAACATAATTCTGTTGAAGACTCTGTTTACCCATAACAGCATGTTCGCATAAACGAACACGCCGCGTCCAATGTTTGACAATGTTCGCAATTACGGGCACTATCTATCTTGTAAGTGTTCGTAAATACGATAGGTAGTGCGAATGGACGTAGGAACCGAAGTGAAGCTCGAAGCAGTCCGACAGGGTCTGCAGCTTGGAAACATCGCCAAGAGTGCGGGCATGAAACGCCCATACTTCTCCGCGCGCGTCAATGGGCACCGCGAGTTTTCTCCATGCGAGCTCAGCCGAATCGGACAAGTATTAGGCGTTCCCGCGTGGGAGTTGCTTCGCCGCGCAGAAGAACATGACTCGTCGGCACTCACGGACTCGACCCGGGAGAAGGTGGCGGCATGAGCGACGGTCAGCCAGTCGGAGCCGTCTCCGCAGCATTACTGCAACCGAGGACGGCAACCATCAACAGTTCCCTCCTGAAGGCCCATCAAGCTTCAATCGATACGGAACGGGTCAAGGTCGGGGCGGGACGGATCACTAATGAACTGCTGTTCCGCGTCTTGCGAGACCACCAGTGTGTGATTAGATATCCCGAGCTTGATTTCAAGCGTGGCAATCGCGGCGAGAACCCCGCTCATTCGCCCGTTGAAGATGCTAATGATCTCATCAAGATTCGCCGTTTCTTTCCCGCGCAAATCGGAATTCCATTTATCGCGAAGATCTTTCGCAATCGGCGTGTAGTCGCTAATTGGGTCAAATTCTCTCATGATTCTTCCTCCTCGGTAGGTGCTGTCCCTCCTAAACGCGACAGCGGGTTTGGTCACTCTGATCCTACCGAGGAGGATCCCACCACTCACAGCAAACAAAGGAGTGCCTGATGGCTGAGATCCGTCTGCCCGCTACCCCAGCGTTGATGACCGTCGCAGAGTTCGCGAAGTGGCATGGGCTCGGTGAGACCACTGTCCGGGACTGTATCGCTGGGAGAGCAAAGAACTATCCCCCGTTACGGGCGAAGCGGACGAAGCCTGGCAAGGGTGGCCTGATCTATATCACTGCGGAGGCTGCCGCCGAATGGCGTGCAGCACTACCCGACAACTAAAAACGCCGCCACCCACTAGCGCTGGGTGACGGCCTGCAAGAGGAAACGAATCCACTAACAAAGAAAAGGATACCAAACATGTATACGGATGAAGCAGTACAGCAGCTGATTGCGGCCCTGAGAGATGGAGTTGGCGCCGCCAAATATTCCACAGAGGAGGCGGCGAAGTGATGAGAGGCGAAACACCCCACCATTTCTTCGTCGCATTCGGGCAGAAATACCTCACCGAGCCGCACCCGGACGTCGCCTGGGTAACCCCTGACGGCGTGATCGCAATCGATGCGGAAACCTACCAGGAAGCCCGCGAAATCGCCATCAAATGGTTCGGCCCCCACTGGTCAATGCTCTACGACGCCGAAAGCTTCACTTACCGATTCTGGCCACTCGGAGTGATCGGGACAGCCACTGCGACCACGCTCGAAAAGAAAAGAGTCCTCAAATGAGTCGCCTCGAATCCTTCCTTTGGCGGATCACCGGCCCACTCGCCTGGTTCACCGGAGCAGCCCTCGTCGCCATCGGCGTGATCTACGCAAAAACTGGCGCAGACCTGCAAGGCCTCGGCCTCGCAGCCCTCGGCCTCATTCTCTCCTCCATTGGCGTCGGGTTCGGTGGCCTAGCCGGGCATCTCGTCGGCGAAGAAACCGAACGCCGCCGGCACACACGCACGCCCGGTCCTATCCCGGACCCGAACGAAGACGCCTGGCTCTACCCATGGCTCACAGGCGACACCCAATAACCACCACTAAGAAAGGCCACCAATGGCAACCTCAGAAGACCTCATGAACGAATACCTCACCCTCGTCAACCAGCGCGAATACCTCAACCAACAAATCGACTCCATCAAGGCTGAGCTCGCCAAACAGAACCCGACAGGCGGAAAAATCCTCGGCAAAACACTCTCCCTATCCTGGCCGAGAAGAACCAACTGGAAGAAGCTAGAGGCCGATTTTCCGTGTGATCAATACCCCCAACTCTACAAAATCAGCCTGGATCAGGCAGCAGCGAAGAAAAACTTCTCTGAGGTTCAACTTGCTGCCTACCAGGAGATTCCCGATCATCCGACGGTGACGATCCGATGACCGCCACACTAGGCCTACCCGTCGCAGGCGCCACCGACCCCACCAGTCAAGAAGCGCTTTACGACACACCGCGCGGCTGGATGGACGTCATCCGGGCCCTCATAGAGGATTCCATCGTCACCGCTCCACGGTCCCTACAAAAATCGATCGGTCCTTCCGAAATCGGCAACCCCTGCGACCACTGCCTCGCTGCCCGGCTGGCTGGTTGGGTGAAAAACGAACACGGCGTCGCCTGGCTCCCCTTCATCGGGACGTGTGTCCATGAGCATTTCGAACGGTTCTTCGCCCGCCTCTCAGAGGCAGGGACACTGGACTCCCTGCAGGAAGCGCGTGTCACTGTCGGGCAGATCGGGGGCCGCGACGTCACCGGCTCGACTGACCTCTATCTTCCTGACGAGGGCGGCAACCCTGTCATGACTGGGATGACAGTGGACTGGAAAATCGTCGGGAAATCCAAACTGGATTTGGTGAAAGCCCACCAGCATCCAGGCAAGCAGTACGAGGTACAAGCCCACCTGTATGCGAAAGGCTGGAACGATGCCGGACACCCCACCTCGCACGTGTGTGTGTATTTCATGCCGAGGAACGCCACCAGTCTGGATCAAGGCTACGTGTGGATCGCCAAATACGATCCTGGGATCGCGCAGGCCGCCCTGGATCGCGCAAACCAAATCAACGACACACTAACCGCCCTGGAAGCGTTCAGTGTCCAGGCGCGAGACGAGTGGATCCGGGGCCTACCACGCGACCCTGATTGTTGGGACTGCTCGAAATACTCCGACTATCCGGCGCGCACCGACCTGGACGCCGCCATCAACCTCCACTAACAAACAACTATTTGAAAGGAACATATTATGTCTTTTGAAGACCTTGATGCGCTCGATAAGGCCACCACTGGTGGCGGGAAATCCATTTTCACCTCCGAATCCGTCCCAGGGGAAACCCACACTGGCACTATTCTCGACGTGCAAGTCCGCCAAACCACGGACTTCCAGACAGGCCAGCCGCAATTCTGGGACTCCGGGGAACCCAAACAGCAGGCGATTATCCAGCTGCAAACCGATGAACGCGACGATGCTGAAGACGATGGGATTCGTGCCGCCTACATCAAACTGTGGGGGCTGCAACGCAAGGCGTTGATGGATGCGGTGCGTGGCGCGGGCTGCAGGAAAGCATCCGAAGCGTTGCGCCCGGGCGCCATGTTTACGGCGACGTTCACCGGGTATGGGGAGGCTAAGAGTCGGGGCATGTCGGCTCCGAAGCTTTACGAGTATCGGATCGCCCCGCCGGTTGAGGGCGGGGCTGCATTGGACGCGGCAACCACCCCGACACCAGCGCCCGTATATCAGGCTCCGACGGCCCCAGCGTTCCAGCCTCCAGCAGCACCAGCAGCAGCCCCGACGGTGACGCCTACGCCTGCGCCGGCACCGTCGAGCCCCGCCGACCAGGTGAAAGCCCTCGTCGCTGCCGGACTCACCGACAGCCAAATCGCCCAGTCGGTGAACCTCCCTGAGGCGGCGATCACGATCATGCGATCCCAGCTCGCCTAACCGCCAGACCGGCCCGGATGGCATACACGCTCGGTTCGAGTCCGAGGCGGGCCCTAAACCCTATAAAAGAATCTAGCGAAAGGGACACTGTGATGCGTGACTTTTGGGAAGACGCCGCGTGGATCGCCGGCGCCGTACTCTTCGGGGCAATCATCTCCTGCACGGTGACGCTCCTGATTGGGGTCATCGCATGAAAAACCACACTTCCACCATCTACTGTGTTGTCTCCGTCAAAGGCGATGCCGTGACGCCGGTCGTCGCCTACCAGGATTCGCGTACGGCAGAAAACAAAGCCCGCGAACGCAACCGGGCCAGGCTTTCCTGTGAAGCCACCTACCACGTGAAAACTCTCACCCTCATCCACACCACGACCGGGGAGGAGGAAGCGTGAGGATCTACATTTCCGGCCCCATGTCCAAACTACCTAACTACAATCGGGCGGCCTTCGCCGCAGCCGAGCGCAATCTCACGCAGCGAGGACACGAAGTCCTCAACCCGGCACGCATCCGCCTCTCCGCCAACGCTTCCTGGGAAGACTATATGCGTATCGCTATTCGCCTCCTCACACACGCAGACGCCGTCTGTCTCCTGCCCGGCTGGGAGGGCTCGCTAGGCGCCACCATCGAACACCGCCTCGCAGACTTCCTCAAAATCGAAACACGTCCAACTACTTATTGGGCTGACGTCGTCCTCCATACCCACGCGGAGCGTTCCGGGGTTTCTCTACGCCTCGAACGCGAAGGACGCTACTACCGCCTCCACTACACCGACAAACGCGGACGGGCCCACAGCCAAGCCTTCACCTCCTACACCCGCGCCCACCAGGCCTACCTCCAGCAAAAGAACGCACTATGAACACTCCACTCCATGATGCAGCCATCGCCTACCAGCAGGCAGGCCTCTCCGTCATCCCCATACGCCCCGCCGACCCACAACGGGGAGACAAGCGCCCTGCCGTCACATGGCGTCCCTACATCGAGAAACCGGCAAGTCTCGGACAAATCAACAACTGGTGGAACCAACAAGACTACGGGATCGCTATCGCCATGGGCACCGCATCCCACAACCTGATGATGATCGAACTCGAAGGACGCGCCGCCGACAGCCTCAACACGCTCGCAGACCTCGCCACCAAGGCCGGACTTACTGACCTGTGGAACCGGACCATCCCTAATGGTGCTGTCGAACAGTCACCTTCCGGCGGGATCCACATCTACCTACACATCAACCTCGCCGACGGCGAAACCCTGCCAGGGAATCAGAAACTCGCCCGAACCCCCAACCCCGACCCGAACGCCACACCACGGATCCTGGTCCTCGCGGAAACCCGTGGGCAAGGCGGCTACAGTGTCGTAGCACCCACCGACGGGCGCTTCCACCACACTGGCAAGCCATGGACTGTGCTCGCTGGTTCGATAGCCGACGCCCCGTACGTCACACTCACCGAATACCGAGACCTCTGCGGCCTCTTCGCAACCCTCGACGCCATGCCCGCCCCCACACCAGTCACGCCCGCGCAACCACGCAGCCAATACGACGGGGTCACGCCTGGAGACGACTACGAAGCGAAAACCCCATGGACCGACATCCTCACACCCGCAGGCTGGCAGCCCGTTTTGACGCGAGGTAATGAGACCTTCTGGCGCCGCCCCGGCAAACAAGCTGGGATCTCCGCCTCCACCGGCCACGCAGGCGACCGCGACCGCCTCTACGTCTGGTCCACCAGCACAGAATTCGATCCCGAAGTACCCTATACGAAACTCGGGGCCTACGCCGTCCTCAACCACGGAGGCGACATGTCGAAAGCCGCGAAAGCCCTCTACGAGAAAGGCTACGGGAAACAGGCCGAGCATCCCCGCGACGTCATAGACGACCTCGCCGAGGTCTACGGCCCAAAACACCAGCCAGAAACCGCAGAAGGCGGTGAAGCCCCCACCCCCGCACCACAACCTATTGACGCACCCACCCCGATTGTTGAGATCTCTGAGCCAATCATCTACACCCGCACAGACGACGGCAATGCGCTTCGCTTCGTCGACGCCTACCGCGAACAGCTCCGATGGATACCCCAACGCTCCACCTGGGCCGTGTGGGACGGACACCGCTGGAACATCGACGATGGGATCGCTGTCGCCCACGAACTCGCCAAAAACCTTGCACGCCGCCTACCACAGGACAGCAAAATCGATGCAACCCACAAGCAGCGCAGCCTCTCCCGCAACGGGCTCAACAACATGCTCGCACTCGCGACCACCCACCCCGCGATATGGTCGCCACTATCCAGATTCGACGCGAACCCCTGGGAACTTAACACACCCGCAGGGCTGCTTGACCTACGCCACAACACCCTCCGCAAACCGGACCCCAAAACACTCTGCCTGCGATCCACCGCAGTCGCGCCCGTATTTGAGCCAGCTCCACAATGGGAAACCTTCCTGGACCAAACCTTCACCGGCGACGCCACCATGGTCACCTTCATTCAACGCCTTCTAGGATCCACACTCATCGGCGAAGTAAGAGAACAAGCACTCCCCTTCCTCCACGGCCCAGGAGCCAACGGCAAAACCACCCTCATGAACGTAGTCCAACGACTCGTCGGCACCGGACAAACTGGATATTCCACGACAGTGCCCGCCGAGATCCTCCTCGCATCAGCGACCCAACGTCACCCCACCGAAATAGCAGAACTCGCAGGCATCCGGATCGCCGTCGCATCCGAACTCGAACCCGGGCAAAAATTCGCCGAAGCCAAAGTTAAAATGCTCACGGGCTCCGACCAGATCAGCGCCAGATTCATGCACCAAGACTTCTTCACGTTCACACCCTCACACCACTTATTCCTCCTCGGGAACCACGAGCCAGACGTCAAAGCCGGCGGCCCCGCCTTCTGGCGCCGCATGCTCAAAATCCCGTTCGAAAACATTGTCCCCAAGGAACAACGCGACCCCGGACTAGAAGACCGCCTCGTGGCTGAGGAAGGCCCTCAAATACTTGCCTGGATCATCCAAGGAGCACGCGCATACCTTGAGAGCGGGCTATGCGAGCCTGAAACCGTCAGAGTAGCCACCGACGCCTACGAGGAGGGGCAAGACACCGTACGACAGTTTGTTGAAGACGACTGCGTCACCGGCGAAGCGTCAAGGCAGGATCTCCACATCCCAGTAGCTGCGCTACGCAAAGCGTACGAGTCATGGTGCAGTGACAATGGTGTGGACCCAGTAAACGCCAAAGAGATAACACAGCGACTCCGGACTCTTGGCATCCGCTCCTCACGCGGGGGGCACCGCGGTACTCGTTATTACGATGGGATCCGCCTCAAGGATGACGGCGCGCAGATCGATCTTGATAGCCCGTGGGGCGACCTGGGAGGCGGTGCGCGATGAAAATTCTTCTATCTTTACCTGTCAGCGTCACCTGTCAGCACCTGTCAGCATCAACCATTTACCTGTCAGCGCGACAGTCAACAAACCAAAAACCTGTGGATAACTTTCAAAACCTGCTTCACATCGCAACCCAATTGCCCGAATTTGTGGATAACGCTGACACGTGCAGACACGTGCTGACAGATCATTTCAGGTACCTGTCAGCGGACTATTTGTTGAAATCGCGCCATTTAGTTAATCGTGCTGACAGGAAGACAGGTAAATCGTATATATCGCGTATATGCGCGCGCGCACGTGCGAGCATAAGGACAAATCATATTGAAAACACCTGTCAGCACTGTCAGCGTGTCAGCATCCCAGGTGGTGTCCGATGAAAACCTGGCCCGCCAACTCCACGCTCCTCACCATCAACCAATGCAGACGCTGCGGCGCCCAAATCCTCACCGGCCTCGACGATCCACGCCACGCCCTCACCGCCACCCTCGACCCCATCCTCTACACACGAGACCAAACCATCGGACTCATCCTCCTCGGCCGCTACGCCTACCACGTCCAAAAAACATTCGGGCAACGCTGGACTATCGCATCAGCCCGCTACTGGAATCGCACACTCCCAACCACTGAGTGGGACCACAAAACCGACTACATGGCATCCCACGTCTGCGGACCACCAGCCCCAGGCGGGCACAAAATCCGCCTCCCATCCCTGCAAGGCGGAGACGACCTCTTCACCACCGCCAACCAACCAGAAGGCCCCTTCGCCGGGCAGCCACCGTTCTAAGAAAGGAAATACTCAACATGACCAACAAACCAAAACAGATCGGCACAGCCGGGGAGACGGGCGTAGTCCGCGCCTGTCAGACACGCGGCTTCCCGCATGCGGAGCGCCGCGCATTGCACGGAAATCAAGATCTGGGAGACATTCTCTTGTGTCCCGGCATCATCCTTGAGGTGAAGTCCGGTAAGGCGGCACAGGCCGCGTCTGACGCGCAGATCGCCGCATGGATGGACGAGACAGAAATCGAGAGGGAGAACGCTCAGGCAGCCTGCGGATTCCTGATCACCGCCCGGCCTGGCTTCTCGCCGGCGCGTGCCCAACACTGGTGGGCACACACAGATTTCAAGGCGCTTGTCGGGCTTCTTATGAGCGATGAGGGCGTCCCGGAGGTTCCTGCGCGGCTTGAGTTGCGCCACCTGCTGCGGATTCTCACGACGTATGGGTGGGGAGAGGTGAGCGAGTGATGGCGAACCGACTCGAGAAAGTGGAGGAAGAAAAGTGAAGCTCCACGACTACATGGTCCGTGAGTCGCAGAATTCGAATCTGTTTTGGCGGCTTGACCCGGGCGAGCATTTGAACCTGCTCGATGAGGCTATCGAGCGGATCGGCGAGCTGGAAGAGGCTCTGGAAGTGAGCCAGGCGCGACTGAAAGAAACCGAGGCTACCTCGCTCGAGTGGATTACTGCCGGCGGGAAATACGCCAGTCAGCTCACTGCTGCACGCGAGCTGCACAGGCCGGTACGAGTCGGCAAGCCAGAGGCCCACTGGGGCGGGTGCATCTGCCCCACATGCGGACTGCTCTACCCATGCCCAACCATTCGCGTCATGGATGAGGAAGAGGCGGCGTTCATCGCTGAGCTGGGCACGACGCGCAAAGATCTCTCTAAAGGAGGAGCGGTATGAGCCCTATCTGTCTTTTCATTATCATCCCCGTGGCCGCAAGCCTGGGGTATGCAATCTGCACGATCCTCACCATCGGAAAGCGAGACGACGATGAATGACTACACGCAGGAGGCCGTGGAAGCAGCGGCACAGGCACTACTAGATCGCGTGAGGCAAGGCATGGGGAGGCGTCCAATATCGCTTTCCGAAGCGACAGGGAAAGACGAGTTGCTCAGACGATCAGAAGCCGCCCTCGCCGCCGCTGAGCCGTACATGCGCCGGAAATGGACCGAGGAGCTGGTGGAAAGGATCGAGTCAAGCAATCTTGGCGCTCCGCTTCGCATCTATCCAGACGGCACAGCCCGTATAGCCGATGGGCCAGAGATGCGCGCGCTGCTTTGCGAATTCATCTTGGAAGAAGCCAACTCATGACACTCACAATCTGGGAAGCCGTGATAATCGCTTGGGGATTATCGAGCTTCGGTGCGTGCGTCGGCATCGGCGCCCTACTACTCGTACAAGCCACAGACGAGGAGGACTAGATGAGTGAGGCGCGCATATGCCCAATCACCGGCGAACCACGCATGACCAACCTCCAGGCCACGCTCCACACAGTCATCCAGCTTGCTGCGACGATGCCCGATCCACACGCCACGATCCTCGGGATCCGCGCCGCAGACCCTTCGCGTTTGGGGCACGGCGGTGCATCCGACGGGCTCCCCTTCCGTTTGGATACGACGATCGACTACTGGGACACTGAGACGGGCGACGTACGAGGAATCCGCACCAAGACCGGGATCCATGACTGGGCAGCAACATGGGCCTACTCCTGGTGGTCCTGGGCCGACGACGGCAGCCCCAAACCAGCCGGTGACAAACTTCAATGGCTCGCGTCCCGCCTCGCCTGGGCAGAGCGCTGCTATCCCGCCATGACCGAGTTTGAGGATGAACTCGCCTATGTCCTGCGAGTCCTCGAACACGCCCACGGACTCGACCCAGTATCTACCGACCGGACATGTCCCTCATGCGGAGGACAACTGCAACACCACGTCACAGCAGCGGGTGTTCAGCCAGAGTTCGACTGCAGAGAATGCCGAAACCAATACTCCCCCGACGGATTAACCGTGATGACTCTCGGCAGAGCTAGAGATGCTCACGAGCTTGTTACCCAACAAGAAGCCGCCAGACTACTCAATATCAGTAGGTTCACCATCAACTCATGGATACGCCGAAAGCAGCTAGTAGCGTACGGGGCGCGGCGTCAAGTCTATGTTGATGAAGTGCAGCGACTCGCCGACCACAACGCTTGAAACAGGACGCTCGGTCGTGCACACTGATTCGTGGAAGAACTATATACAAAAGAGCCCCCAGCCATCGCAGGCCAGGGGCTCTTCTCGTTAGACAATCCGGCTATCAGGAACCGCCAAGCTTCTGACAATCCTTGCATGGACGATTACCTACACCCTTGCCCGAGACGCGATTGCGCGCAGGGATCTGCTTTCCGGTAGGGCAATCATTGTGCCAATGATAAACATCTGGATCAGACGGATTTGATGAATGATAGTAAGCCATAAGTCACCCCCTTCCACACTGAAGAAGAAACCGTGGCGATACGGTCACCACCAACCATAAACCGAAACACAGACCTAAACAGGAAAACCAACAACCCCAATCGAAAGACGATTGGGGTTTAGTTATGCCCGTGATGGGCAGGCAGGAGACGGCGCGATGCCAAAAGAAAGAATCTACGACGGACCCAACGGGATCGAAGTCCAATGGGCCAAAGACGGACAGCTCGTCTGCGTCGTTATCAACGAAGAAATCAAAGCTCACACAGTCGAAGCAGACGGAACGATCGGCGAACCCTACAGTGAGAAGCTAGACGCCATGTGGCAGACAATCGACCCAGCCGAGCTAGACCGACTCATTGACGCCCTCCAACGCGCCAAACGGAAAGCGTTCACGCAAGACTAATCAAGTATGCCCCGGTGCGATTAGCCCCGGGGCATTCGTATATGCGGGGGTGGGTATGCGTAGGTGTGCGGGTACCCGATGTCCTCGCCTCGTAGCTGACGGCGCACGCTACTGTTCAGAGCATCAAGCCGAATACGAAACCAAGCGCGGAACACCAAAGCAGCGAGGATACGACGCCACACACCGTAGGCTACGAGCCCAGTGGCGATCCCGCATAGACGCAGGCGAGCGTCCACCATGCAGTCGCTGCAGTAAACCCATCAACCCATTCGAGCCATTCGACCTCGACCACGACGACACCGATCGGACCCGCTGGCGCGGCCCAGCCCACCAACACTGCAACCGCAGCGCCGGCGGACAACACGGCGCAGCCATCAGCAACAGCAAATAACACTCAAACAACACTCAAAGACGAGTCAAAACAGAACAAAACTAAGACGCAAAAGCCGTTTTACACTCCTTCACCAGCATAAACGCTCGACCGCAACACAACCCCAGGGGAGGGGGGCGACGCGGTATGGGCCGCACCGCCGGTGAGGAGTGAAAAATGTGCGGAGGGTTCAAAGATCCCAGAATACGCCAATTTGAGGCGTTTTCTTCTCTTGTGGTAGGTGCGATGCCTGCCGGTATCCGACTGGCATGCGATATGCCTCGAGGTGGTGAATAACGATGACTAGTGGTGGTGCGCGTGTGAAGTCTGGGCCTGCCCCAGATCCTCGTTCGGGTCGATCTGATCGGCGTGGGCTTACTTTCCGAATGCTTCCTGCGGAAGGGTTCAAGGGGCGGATTCCAAAGTTTCCTCTCCCTAAAATCGATTTTGGTTTTTTCACTAAAGATGGTGAGCGGGTTGAGGATCTTGAAGGGTCTGAGTCGTTTGCTCGTCGGGAGAAGGAATTGTGGCGGTGGGCGTGGCGTACTCCGCAGGCTGTGGTGTGGTTTGAGGAGCCGTGGCGTCAGTACACGGTGGCGATGTGGGTGCGTACGGCTGCGACGTGTGAGACTCAGCGTGGTGGTGCGGCTGATAAGACGGCGATGCTTCGTCTTGCTGATCAGATTGGTTTGACGCCGGCGGGGTTGGCTGCGAATCAGTGGCAGGTCGGCAAGGCGGCGGACAGTAAAACTCCTGATGGAAATCCGGGTAGGACCCGTTCGTCTCGGTCTCGTGTGAAACTCAAGGTCGTGGGCGATGGTGGCGCCTGATGAAGAGCTCGTCATCGACTTCAATCCGCTACACACTCTTGGCTTCCTGGTAACTGACTGGGTTGAACATCATTGCATGGTTCCCTCTGGCGTGTATGAGGGGCAGTCGCTTGTTTTTCGTGGTTGGCAGATAGCGTGCACCGTGAATCACTATCGGATCAAGCCGAGAGCCACGTTCAACCCGGAGAGGATCCTAGCTCCATTCTTTTATCGTCGTTCGGTGATTGTGGGGCCGCAGAAGTCGGGTAAGTCTCCGTGGGGTGCAGCGATGATCCTCGCCGAAGCGGTTGGTCCGGCGTTGTTTGCTGGTTGGGCGAAGGGTGGCGAGAAGTACCGTTGCGAAGATCACGGCTGTGGCTGCGGGTTCGAGTACGAGTATTTGCCTGGCGAGGCGATGGGGATTCCCCGCAGTAAGTCTCTGATCGCGTTGTTGGCTTTCGCTGAACAGCAGACAGCAAACGTGTATGGGCCTTTACAGACGATGATCCATAGCGGGCCGCTGGAGGAGATCCTCAAGGTTCGTGAGGGCTTTATCCGCCTACCAAATGGGGGAAAGATTGTTCCCCTGTCGTCGGCGGCGAAATCAAAACTCGGGCAGCCGCTCAATGGTGCGCTCGCGGATGAGTCCGGCTTGTATACGGCGCAGAACAAGGTATTGGAGACGTGGCAGACAATGCGTCGCGGTGTTGCTGGTATGCAGGGGCGGACGATTGAGCTTACGAATCCGTGGGATCCGATGGAGAACAGTGCGGCCCAGCAGGCGTTTGAGTCGCGGCAGAAGGATATTTTCCGGTATTACCGGAAACCGCCGGCAGGATTGTCATATGCGAACAAGCGTGAACGGCACAAGATCCATGCGTATGTGTATGCGGATTCGCCTTGGGTAGATCCGGCGGGTATTGACGCTGAGGCTGCTGAGCTGGTGGAAACTGATCCGGTTCAGGCGGAGCGGTTCTTTGGGAATCGTCTCGTGCAGGGACTTGGCTCGTTTTTGACGGAAACTTTGTGGGATTCGCACACGGACCGTGAACGTGTAGTCAAGCATGGCGAGTCGGTGTGTGTGGGGTTTGACGGGTCGAGGTCTGGGGATTGGACGGCGATTCGCTGTGAAACTCGTAGCGGTTTCCGTTTCACGCCTACTTATGGCCCTGATCGTCGTCCAGCGTTTTGGGATCCGAAAGATTGGCCTGAGGGGCGGATTCCTCGCGGCGAGGTTGATGCGTGTGTGCAGGAGATTTTCGGGCGGTACGCGGTTGGGCGCATGTATATTGATCCGCGGCATTGGGAGACGCAGGCTGACAGGTGGGCATCCCTTTTCGGAGATGACGTTGTTGTCCAGTGGCCGACGAATCAGATTTCGCGAATGTTCGATGCTCTTGTGAGATATCAGGAGGATTTGCATGAGGGTTTGACGTCGCATGACGCGGATCCTGACGCGAGGCTGCATGCGTTGCATGCCCGGAAGGTTGCTAAGCCGGGTGACAAGTTCATTCTGGGCAAGCCTGCCGAGCATATGAAGATCGATATTTTGATGGCTGATGTGTTGGCGCATGAGGCTGCGTCGGATATGCGGGCGCTCGGCTGGAACGAGAGTGAGCCGATTGTTTTTGACTGGAGGTGAGATATGGCAGTCATTCCGTTGGAGGGTTCTTATCTCTCCATGATCCGGAAGGCGCAACAGTTTCTCGCTGAACGCGCGGTCTACGACTCGAAGATGCTTGCTAACTATGAGGGGCGTGCGCGGCTTGCCCATCTCGGGCTAGCTGTCCCTCCCGAGCTCTCTGCGTTGGAATTGGTCATTAATTGGCCGCGGATTGTGGTCGATTCGATTGAGGAGCGGCAAAACGTTTCCCGTATTACGGTGACCGGTGATCCGGATGCCGCGCGTGAGATTGCGATGATTCGCGATGCTAATGATCTGGATGCAGAATTGTCGCTCTGGAAGCGTGACAGGTTGGTTTATGGGCGCGCATTTCTGTCCGTGGGCTCCAATGAAGATATTGCCGGTTTACCGATAATCCAGGTTGAGTCCCCTCGTGAGGTTGCAGTAAAGATTGATCGCCGGCATCGTCGTGTCGCGTACGCTGTGAGACTGTCCGAGGTTGACTCGTTCGGGAATCCGGCGTTGGCGACGATTTATCTTCCTAATCAGACGGTTCTTGCTGAACGCCGTAATGGCAGTTGGGTACAAACGGATGTCGATGAGCATCATTTCGGTATTGTTCCGATAGTCCCGTCTTTCAACCGTCGCATGACTGGCGAGTGGGTTGGGCATTCGGAGATGGAAGATATTATCCCCATCACTGAGGCGACGATCCGTACAGCTACGGACATGCAGGTCGCTATTGAGGTGGCTGCGTTGCCGAAGAATCTGATTGCCGGCGCGAAGAAGGAAGATTTTGGCGGCAACATGGATGGCTGGTTCAACTATCTGCGACCATTCCTCGCCTTGTCTTCGTCGGATGCGAAAGGTTTCCAGTTCACTGCGGCAGATTTGGAGAACTTTCACGGGACGATCGAACTGTATGGGAAGCTTGCGGCTTCCGTTACCGGTTTCCCTGCCCATTATTTCGGTATGACGACCGTGAATCCTGCGGCGGAGGGGACGACGAACAATGAGATGGAACGTCTCGTGGGTCGTGTGGAACGGGTCAATAGTGAGTCTGGTGGCGCCTTGGAAGAAGCGTTGCGGCTTGCCGTCAACTTGGCAGGACATGACGTTTCGCGGGGCATGGTGAATGTGGATTGGAAGAATCCTGCCTACACCACGATCTCGCAGCTTGCTGATGCGATGCAGAAGCTCGCCGGTGGGGTCGCGTTGATTTCTCGTGAAGGTGCCTGGGACGAGATGGGTTGGGATGATGCCCGTAAAGAACAGGAACGCACCTATTTTGAGGAACAGGCGGCTGACCCTGAGATTGATGCGTTGACTGCGAAGGTGGATAGCCTTGGCTGACATCCCTGCCGCTGTTGAGACACATTACCGTCACGTGCTGAAGTGGCAGGTCGCGGCGATGGGCTTGGGTTCGCAGGCGTGGGCAGAGGTCACGCCGAATGCGATCTCAGAATCCTGGTTAACGCAATTGCCGGCAGTGGCGACAGCATTTGAGAAGCTCCGCCGATCGGTAGCTGTCGATTCGGCGATCTACACGCCACTGGCGCTCGCCGAACAGGATTCCTACCAGGCGACAGATGGTTTCGTGGACGTGGATGCATTCATGCCCACGCTTGCCACGGGTGGTCCTCTTGAAGATGCGCTCTATGTGCCGGCGATCCGGGCGAAGGAAGCAATCGGACGCGGTGTCGGCGTCTCCGAATCGCTTGAGGTCGGTAAGCAGGCGCTCTATGGGGTCCTTACGAGTGCGCTTGCGGATACTGGTAGACAAGTTGGCGGAGTCACGGTCGCTGCTCGTCCTAACGTGGGGTATACGCGGATGTTGAATCCGCCGTCGTGCGAGCGTTGCGTGGTTCTTGCGGGCAGGTTTTATCGCTGGAATACGGGGTTTCTTCGACATCCGCGTTGCGATTGTGTTCACGTTCCTACGGGCGTGAAATCCACGGCTGCGGCGCGCGCTGAAGGTCTAGTAGATGACCCGTACGAGTATTTCAATAGTCTGTCGGAGGCGGAGCAGGACAAGATTTTCGGGAAAGCGTACGCACAAGCCGTGCGTGGCGGCAGCGATATTTTCCAGGTTGTGAACTCGAAACGAGGACGCCTCAAACATGGACTGTTTACGACTGAGGGAACGACGCGGCGAGGCTATGCGGGTGCGAAGCTGAAACGAGGACAGAAACGGCTCACGCCGGAAGGGATTTATAGCCTGGCGGGCAAGGAGAATCTGACCCGCGAGCAGACGCTTTCCCTGCTTGAGCAGCACGGCTATATCCTGCCGGGCGGGCAGAACCCTGCCGGGTCGATACGAGGTCAAGCGCAAGGCTTTGGGGCGATGGGTCGTGGAGTGACGCGTAGGAAAGCATCGAACGCGGTGCTGGAGGCGAACGCCACCGGTGTGCGTGATGGTTCCGTTTATACGATGACGGAAGCAGAGCGGCGCCTCGCGTATGCGAAACGGGACTATGAGGAAACGTTGCAGGGCTTGAATCCGTATACGGAGGCTGCGATACAGCGCCGTCAGGGGGTGCGCGCATGGTCGGTTGATCGTCCGCTTACCGATAGTGATAGGGCGCGTGCTGAGTCGTGGTATCAGGCGATGCAAGCAACCGGCGGACAGCTCTATCTAGCGGATGGTACGGACGTTCGCTCACTTTACAAGAATCTTCGGGGCCTCGGATAGGTACCCGATAAGCAGTATTAGACCCGGCGCGAGGCCGGGTTTTTGTTCCCCAGCGATTGGAGAAAGAATCATGTCTAGGAAACGGCTCCCCTTCTATATTCGGCTTCTCACAGATCCTGCTGAACCTGGTGGCGGTGATCCGACGCCAGGAAACGCCGCTAACGCTAGTGGCGAGCAGCTCGGCGAGAACGGTAAGAAAGCTTTGCAAAGCGAGCGCGAGGCTCGTAAGGCTGCCGAAAAGGCTTTCGCTGAGGCTTCTGCCAAATGGGAAGCAGAGAAAGCTGCGCTAACGAAGCAGGCGCAAGAGGCATCTGATGCTGCGGCGAAGGCGCAGATTGATGCCGCGCGGGCGTCAGTGTTCCGAGCGAAGAACATTCCACCGGAGCTTGAAAAATTCGTTGCCGGTTCGACGGAGGAAGAATTGGAAGCAAGCGCTGATGAGGTGCTTGCGGCATTTCGTCCGCCTGCTGCAGAGCCGTCGGCGCCGGAAGTGAAGCCTCTCGGGATGCGTCCAGATATGACACAAGGAGCATCGACTTCACCAGATGGCGGTGATGTTGATTCTTTGATTTCGGCTGCTGAAAACGAGAAGAACTATCGAAAGTCTTTGGAATTGAAAGCGGTCAAACTGGGCAAACTCGCTCAGATTCAAAACTAGATTAGGAGGCTAGCCGATGGCTGGTATCACAGGTCTGGGCACTACCTACAATCTGCCCAATTTCGTTGGAGAACTGTTCAACGCTTCTCCGGAAGATACTCCGTTTCTTTCGGCTATTGGTGGGCTGACGGGTGGGGAATCCGTTGGTTCAACCTTGTTTGAGTGGCAAGGGTACGACCTGCGGGATGCAGCGACAGACCGGCAGCGGCTTGAAGGCGCAGATGCGCCCGGCGGTGAGGCGCGCGTGCGTTTCAACGCGTCAAACGTTGTCGAGATCCACCAGGAAGTCGTGGAGATTTCGTATACGAAGCAGGGTGCGACGAAACAGCGTAATACTGCGGGGGCTGAGGTTGTACAGCTTGGCAATACGGTTATTCCCGCTGATGAGTTGGCATGGCAACTTGAGCAACAGTTCAAGCAGATTGCACGTGACGTGGAAAAGACGTTCCTCACCGGTACCTATGCGGCGCCCGCGGACAATACAACTGCACGTAAGACTCGCGGACTGCTCGAGGCTATCGCGACGAACGTTGCGACTACCACTAAGACAGCTGCTACCGTTACGGCGGATGAGATCCTGGATCTTTTCCAGGCAGTGTGGGATAAAGGCGGTATTTCGGAGACGGAAACGCGCACCGTTATCGTGAACGCTACTCTCAAGCGCGCTCTGACTCGCCTTTTCATCACCGATAAGGGGTATAAAGAAGAGACGCGCAACGTCGGTGGCGTGAACCTTCAAACGTTTGAGACTGATTTCGGTAAAGCCAACATCATGCTCAACCGCTATATGCCTGCCGACACGTTGGTGGTTTGCTCGCTCGAGGATTGTAAACCTGCGTTCCTTGAGATCCCCGGCAAGGGGCATTTCTTCTCCGAACCGCTCGCTAAGACCGGCGCATCGGATCGCGTGCAGATCTACGGCGAGATTGGGCTGATCTACGGTAACGAGAAGAAGCATGGCAAACTCACGGTTGCCACTGCGTGAGTCCTAGTGGTGAGCCAGCATTATGCCGGCTCACCACGGATTCTCTAGGAGGGAATCGTGAAAGTTCAATCTACTAAGTACCCGAATCTGCTAGTCACGTCACCGAAAGTACAGTTTGTGGGAGGTGAAGCCGAAGTCGATACGGCAACGGCTGAGAAGCTGGCGAAACTCTCTCACATGGGAATCGTGGTACCAAAGCGCACTTCAACACGGAAGACTGCGGCAAAGTGATTGGGGGTTCGCGATGGCGTACGCGCTGGTATCAGATGTTGCGACAACGCTTGGCCGCACAATCAGCGATGCTACCGAAATCGACCAAGTAAACGACTGGATTTCTGACGCCGAACTGATTATCCACGCCCGTCTCGGAGACCTCTCTGCGCTTGATGCCGGCGTGCTGCGCCTCGTTATCAAAGAGGCCGTGGCGCGTCGAGTACGGAATCCAGACGGTAAGGATAACGAACGTATCGACGACTATTCCTATGGGCTAGTCGATGATGCAAAGAAGGTCGGAATCTCGATCACGGATGAGGAATGGGCAATGCTTTCCCCAGATGGATCGTCATCGGGTGCGTTCATGCCTACCGCTACACCGCAATGGTGGACCGGTGGCCGCCCGCCGCATTATCCGTCGCAGCTTGAACGTGAAGGGTGGAGCTAATAATGAGTATCCAGTCGGCGGTTCTCGCGGGCCGGAGCGCCGCAGAAAAACTCATGTCTGACACGTGTGAGATCGTCCGTCTGGTCCCTGGTGAGAATGAGGACGGCCTCGACGTCACTATCGAGACTGTTGTCTATTCGGGCAAATGCAAAGTTCAAACCTATGAGCCGTATGAGTCGAATCTTGTGATTGTCGGGAATCCGGTAACACAACAGAGGTACCAGCTACACATCCCGTGGGGTGCAGCCGTTCTGCAGGTCGGCGATATCGCACGTGTCGCTGGGCGTGAGAGGCCGCTACGGGTCGTCGCCTTGTTCGATAAGACGCATGCGACTGCGCTGCGTGTCGCATGTGAGGAGGTGGCGAATGCCAACAGTTGATATCGATATGAGCGAGGTTAGGACACTGGCGGCGGATTTCTCACAGATCCCTGGTGAGCTTGCCCGGCACGCCGTTCCGGTTGTTGAGAAGGCTGCCGTGAACGTGAAGAAGCAGTTGATTGCCGAGATGCGGGCATCGAAGCATTTCAAGGGCTTCGCGAGTATTTCCTACGATCTGACATCAGATTCGGGTGGGATTGTTGCCGAGATCGGCCCTACCAAGGATGGTCCTGGCGCGGGTGCGAACCTCGCCTATTTCGGAACGTGGAAAGGCGGCGGTACGGTGCCGGATCCACGCGGTGCCCTCGAAGCGGAATACCCGAATCTAGAACAGCATTTGGCTGATCTAGCTGAGGAGTTGTTCGGATGAGCCGCGCACACTACCGGGCGATCGAGGCGCACCTCAAGGAGCTGATCCTCTCAGGCAAGACGGTCCCCGGGTTTCTCGGAGACCCGCCTGCAAATACGGTACTGCCGTACACGTTCATCACGCCGGTGCCTGCTCCCGCGCATGCGGAAAATGTGGCAGGCAGCAGGGACGTTCTCGATGCCTATTTCAACGTTACGTGCGTTCACACTACAGCAAACAATTGTTTGGCGTTGACAGAGAAAATGCGGGAACTCCTCGACGACTGGACCCCCACCGTCGATGGGTGGCGCACGTTTCCTCTTGAGCCGGTGGACGCGCAACCAGTTCAAACATCCACCACCGCCATGGAGATGGATTCAAACAGCTATCCACGCTGGTCGGTCACGCAATACCGACTCCAAGCATGTAAGGAGAACAACTAATGCTGACGCTTTACGATAAGCACATTTCCGTCAGAATCGCTGAGGGAACCATCGAGTCTCTGGGTATCGATCCGGAGAATATCAAGGTTTCGGATTTCCCGGCCTTGGAGGCATCGAAGCTCATGTCAATGGCCGGCTTCGCTCTCGGCCCGACAGGATCGGATTCGGGGTCTGATCCTGCTGTGAACGGTGACCCGAACCAGTATTTCGGCACGTCAGGCTATGCGGGGACGCTAACCCCGTACCGGTATTTAGACGATAAGGGTGTCCCTGTTGTCGCCGAGGATACGTTGTGGCCTCTCGTGGTGGCGAAGGGCTCGAATCTGGTTTTGTTCCTACGTGAAGGCCCAGGCTGGGATTCGGATCCTGTGGCGGGACAGGAAGTTTCGATCTTTGAGGCGACGACGGATGACCCGCAGCCTGGTGACCGTTCAGGGTTCATCAAGTATTCGGTTCCTCTTGCGATCCAGAAGGCTTACCTGCACAAAGTGATCGTTGCAGACGCCTAATTTTCTTCCTCGGTGCTGGTTCTTTCTGGCCTTTCTGCCAGCACCGAGGACCCTTCCCTAGAAAGACCAAAGAACAAGCGTTGTGAAAGGCGAAGAACAATGACTACACCCACACCTGCAAGCTATGGCGACGCGAAAGAAACCGCGCCTATCGATCCGCAGAGCTTCGATCTTGCCACGTGGATCGAGGGAGTGAACCCCGTCCGGCATGCGGTCACGATTTATCAGCGCGGTGACCTCGTCGCAGATCTGGACGTCGTGAAAGCACGGCTGAATAACGCGAAACTTGCGAAGAACTCGAAAGAAATCGCTGCGCTGACGAAGCAGGCGCGCGGCATTGTCGAAATTATTGAGCAGTCCTCCCTCGATGTCGTTGTTGAGGGCTGGTCGGAGGACCGCGTGAAAGCTTTCCGTGAGTCTTTCAAAGAGCAGGGCCTCTCGGATGAAGAGGTCACGGTCCGCCAGGTGGCGGCGCAGGTGGTTTCGCCAGAAGGTTTCACGGCAGAGTTTTATCAGACTCTTTTGGGTGTTGTTCGTCCGCAGGCTGAGGCGATTGCTGCGGCGGCGTTTGCAGCTAATGTGCGGGTGCCGGTGGTCTCGGTCCCTTCCTGACGGAGTGCCTGGACCTTCCAAAGAACGACTGGATCGTTCAGGCACTCCGCACCGCGAAATCGTGGGGACGCAGGCCCGTCGAGTTTCTAGGAGGCCTTGCGGGTCCACGATGGACGCCACGGGACACACTGCTAGCGATGGCTCTCGACGAGTATGAGGCTACACGGGTGGGATACGGCGGGTTCCCGAAGCGTCTGACTGAGGATGAGGCGCAGGACGGCGAATTCGATGTGGATTCGACGACAGATTACGCGAAGCTTGCGTGGGATGAGTGGGAAGCGCAGGAACGCAAACGCAAAGGTGACCCACAACCCGGTTTGGTACACCGGCTCGTATGGACGGGCTACCGGCGCGCGTCAGCCATCACCGGTGCCCCACAAGACAGCGCTAGTTCTTCCTAGCGTAGATGAAGTGGTTCACGACCACGAGCACCCCTCCTACGAGGATGATGCCGATCCCGTTCCCCGTAGCGCCGTTGCTCAACGCATATATCCCGAAGAGAATCAGCACAATTCCCAGCATGAAAAGCGGTGCCAGGAACTCATTCTTTTTCTGTGGCTGCGACACGTTTCCCCCTCAAAACTCGTGGATAAACACAACTTTATAGCGGAGGATCTAATGGAAGAAAGTACTTCAGCCGGTGTCAGTTCGCTGTCTCGCGCGCAGAAGGTTGATCTCGCAGTATGGGCAAAGGGGATAACGCCACTGAGGCGCGCTGTGACAATCTACGGGGATCTCGTGGCGAACGCCGAACTGGACGTCCTTGAGGCGCGGGAGCGCGAGGCGCGACTATCTGGGGCCAAGACAACGGAATTACGGGAGATTGTCTCTCAACGCGAGGAGACGGCTCAGCGTCTCGCAGATACCGCGCTTGACGTGGTGTTTGAGAGTTGTACGGCTGATGCGCTGAAGCAGTCTAGTGCTGCAGCGAAGGAAGCCGGACTTGAAGGGACCTCGCTAGTGTCGGCTGTGATGGCTAACCAGATTGTCGAACCGGCTGGCATGACCGCCGAACTCCTCGATCAGATCGCTGAGACGTTGCCCGGCCAGTACGCGAAGTTGATGGCGATGTGGAAGCAGGTCAACGAGGATTCCGGTCTCAACCTCCCCTTTTGATGTGTACACGGGAGTGGCTCGCTAGCTGCTAGTGGTTGCCGTATTTGATGACGTGGTTGAACGCCATCGCAACAACGCCGATTACGAAGATAAAGAGTGAGCGGACGTCTGGGCCCATGAAGAAGAGTACGACTCCGAAAATCATGAGTAGAGCTCCGATGGCGAAGCCGAGACTCTTAGTTTCCGGGCCTTGTGGTTTCTTTTCCATGCCAGCCACCTAGCTAACTGCGCGCAATAAGACGAAGAGTGCTACGACAACCAGGACGGCTGCCGCTGCAAGGTTCCACGGCAACGTCTTACGCCGTCGCTGTCGATATTCGTATTCCGCGTCTTCGCGTTCTCGCCGAGCTGTCCAATAATCATGTTCTTCTTCGGACATGTTCCCCCCTCGTAATTCGAAGACGCTCACAACTATATATTGGAGGTGCCTCCTTGTCTCAAGAAAGATCGATAAAAGTCACCTTCCGGACCAACGTCGCAGATTTTCGACAGCAGCTTAAGTCTGCTTCAACGGCTCTCGAGGATCTTGCAGCTAAAGGGGACAAAACCGGTAAAGTAGCGGAGACCGGTTTAGGCAGACTCGCGCAGTCAGCGCAGTTGCAGCGTGAAGCTTGGAATACAGCCGGTGGGGCCCTCCTATCATTTGGGGCGGTCGGCGCTGCCGCATTTGGCGGAATTGTCGCGGTAACGAGTAAGTTTGATTCGCAGATGTCCGCGGTCCAAGCGGCTACTCTTGCGTCGGCGTCTGAGATGGATGTGCTCCGTGAGGCCGCGATTGAAGCGGGTGCCGATACTGCGTTCTCAGCCACGGAAGCGGCGCAGGGTATCGAAGAGCTCGCAAAAGCTGGCGTGTCCACCACTGATATTCTCAACGGCGGCCTAGCCGGAGCACTCGACCTTGCCGCTGCCGGTGGTGTGTCTGTGGAGGAAGCTGCTGAGTCCGCCGCCTCAGCGCTGACACAGTTCGGGCTATCCGGCGAGGACGTCCCCCATGTTGCCGACCTACTTGCCGCTGCGGCTGGCAAGGCGCAGGGTGGCGTCACTGATATGTCGCAGGCGCTTTCTCAGGCGGGCTTGGTTGCGTCCAATTCTGGTCTTTCTATTGAAGAGACTACGGGCGTCCTCGCTGCGTTCGCGTCCGCTGGGCTGATCGGCTCTGATGCTGGGACGTCGTTCAAGAGCATGCTCCAGCGTCTCCAGAATCCGTCGAAGGAATCGGCGCAACTCATGGAGGAGCTTGGGATCTCCATGTATGACGCCAACGGGAACATGGTTGGCATGTCCGATTTGGCCGGACAGCTTAAGAGCAAGCTGGGCGGGCTTACCCAGGCTCAGCGTGACGCGGCGTTGGCGCAGATCTTCGGATCCGACGCGGTGCGTGCAGCCACCGTACTTTATAACCAGGGGTCGGAAGGCATCTCTAACTGGACTAGTGAAGTAGATGAATCGGGGTATGCTGCTGAAACTGCGGCGGCCCGTCAGGATAACCTCGCTGGGTCGTGGGAGAAACTGACGGGGTCGGCTGAGACTCTCGCCATTTCTATCGGAGAGAAGGTCACTCCGGCTCTAAAGTGGCTGGTAGATGGCGCAACTGCCGTTATTGATTCGATCGATGAGATACCTGATCCTATTCTCGCTGTAGCTACTGGACTTGGTGGGATTGCAACGGCTGGAGCGCTTGCTGGTGGGGCATTCCTTACACTCGCGCCGCGTGTATGGGATACGTACACGGCTATAACTAGCCTCAAGGCTACGTTCCCCACCTTTGGCTCGCACCTGGATAGCGTCACCTCCAAGACAGGAAAGTTCCTGGGGAAGCTTACGAAAGTTACCGGCGCACTCGGCGTGTTCTATGGGACGATGCGTGGCGTACAAGCCCTTTCGACCGCTGTCGCTGGGATCGAGAGAACCGTCCAGGGAGTGGAGCAACTTCAAAATCGACTCGATGCTGCCGCGTCTTCCGGGGAATCTTTCTATAATGCCGTCGTCAAGAGTATCGGGGATATCAATACCGAACAGTTTACCGACTTGGCGGAGTCTCTGGAGCGTGTGGCGCAACCTGGCTGGGCCGACAAGCTCGCGTCGATAACAAAGCTTGACGCGACCGGCTTTAATGACGTTGTAGACCAGTTCGATGTTCTCAATGAACAGATATCGACACTCGCTGGTTCGGACGTGTCGAAAGCTACTGACCAATTTGCAGCGTTGCTGGAAGAGGCTGGTGGCACCAAAGAGGCGTTTGAAAATCTGAAAACGGTACTCCCTGACTACGTTGAAGAAATGTACGCCCTCGCTAATGCGAATGGGGTAACGATTGACGATACTAACGAACTTGCGCTACTCACGGGCGGGTTGAGTGACCAATTTTCTGCGACGTCCGATTCTGCGAACGGCACATCTACCGCTATCGATTCTGTCACCGATGCGGCTGAGGATGCAGCGGATGCCATGGATGAATACATCCAAGGCCTTGAGGACGCCGCAGGTATCGGCATTTCACTGTCCGAGGCTCAGATCGGCTGGCAGCAGGCTATCGCGGATGCTACGGCGGCTCTCCAAGAAAACGGTCAGACGCTCGACATTACTACTGAGGCTGGGCGTAATAATCAGTCTGCGTTGAATGATATGGCTTCCTCGGCGTGGGACCTTGTCACGTCGCTGTATGAGGTTGATGGCGCGTCTGCTGATCTTGAGGGCACGATGCAGACGGCGCGGAATGCGTTCATTCAGACGGCCATACAGATGGGGATGACGCAAGCTGAGGCTGGAGAACTTGCCGACAAGTTCGGGTTGATTCCGGGTAATGTGCGCACCAACGTGATCGCGAACACGTGGCAGGCATCTTCCGCCATTGATCAGGTAGCAGGGCAGCTATCATCTCTCCCCACGAGGAAGACGATCACAGTAGACGTTCTACAGTACTATTCCACATACGGTGAATCTGTTTATTCGGCGTCCGGTGGCACAGGCGGGAATGCTCTTCATCGTGCTGGTGGTGGCGCGATTTATGGGCCTGGGACTGCTACCTCCGATTCGATCCTGGCGCGCCTGTCGACTGGTGAGCATGTCCTGACGGCGTCGGATGTGCAAAAGATCGGCGGACAGTCCGCGGTGTATCGGCTCCGGGCGGCTATCCAGGCCGGGATGGTGCGGTTTGCTGATGGTGGCACTGTTGGCGGCTCGTCGCTCGTGTCTCCGAAAGTCATGGTTTCAACCACACCGGCGATCTATGTTCAGAACCCGTTTACAGGGAAGTATTTGCTGGCGCAGGTGGATCAGCGTGCCGAGAATGTGGCGGTTGACGTGGTGAATGCGAGGTGAGCATGGTGAAGGCATGGGTGGCGGCGCATACGGGGCTGCCCAGTTTCTATACGGACGAGCCTGTGCGGATCATGTGCGGGGATCGTGTGATTACAAGCGGGTCCGCGCAGGCGCTCGTATCGGATCCTCTTGCTGAGCCTGGCGTCCCGACAACCTACCAGGTGGGTGACGAATCAGTGACGCTAACGCGGCCCCTCGGGACGCCTGGGACGGCGATTCTCACGGATGATACGGGACGCGGAGTCTCTGGGTTGATCTATGTGGATACCGGAGACCAGGAGAACTACGCCCCCGAGGTCACTCAGTTCAGTCCCTTCGTTACACGCTGGGCGATGACAGATCCCGCCTACACGGGTTCGGGGACGTTCACGCTGAAAGACCTCTCCAAACGTGGCCAGGTGGAGGCACTGTTGCGTCGGCATCGTGTACTGATTGTCGGGCCTGCTGCGCCGTCCCCTGGTATGGGGTTGCGGCGTGTGATTGTGACGCAGGTGCAGCGGACCAGGTATGCGGGAGGGTCCCGGATACGGTTTGAGGTCTCGTGGTCTGAGGCGAGGCTTTCGGATCGGGAGGCGTGTGGGGTTCCGGTGGTGTCGTGGGGTGAGTATGCTGCAGCGTCGGATGGTGTGTTTACGGGCGAAAGCTATCTACAGATTTGTCAACGGATCGCCGGGATGCCGGCATAACCGAAAGGAAAAGAACCATGGGTAATACTGCGATGAAGGAATCGATCTGGGAGGCTGCTGCCGCTCGGCGTGAGTTTGATGAGTGGAAGGCGGGCGTGGATCAGCGGCTCGGGGCTCTTGAAGCCGACGTGGCGGCGGCCCAGGCGCAAGCATTGAACGCCCAAGCCACCGCCAACGCGGCATGTGCGGAGTTAGAAGCAAAACTCGAAGAGCTTATTTTGATCTCCGCCGGTGAAGTATCGTCCGTTATTTAGAACGTATCAAGATCTCTAGCTGGCCGATTGCTTCGGCGATGTCCTTCTGCCCATTTTGTAGCTGTGTGATCATTTCGAGTGGATTTACAGCGGTTTCGGATAGTTGGGCGGTCTTAGTTCTCTCGTTCAATGCATCTATCAGTTTGCTGGTGATGGGTATGTCCGTCATCGCTTTTCCTTTCGTGTGAGCAATCCCCTTCTTCGTTGGAGGGGTTTTCTCATTCTAGGAGGTTGGTATGCGTCCTGGTCCGTCTATTGATGAGCTGAAACGAACTGGTGTCGGTGCGCGTATCAACGTGATGCGCGCCGGGCGGGTTCTTGCGGTGGATGTTCCGGTGAAGGACGTGAGCGAGGATTGGACGGCGTCACGGTCTGTGCCTACACAGGTGACGTTCGTGGCCCCCTTGGATTGGACGCCGAAGGACGCGTTGGATCCTCTCAACAACTATGGGCAGCGGATCCAGCTGATTAGCCTCGCTGAGACTGACCATGGCGTGGTGGAGACGGAGATCGGCTGGTTCCAGATCTCCACGTGGGAGGTGCAGGACGATGGCGTGCAGGTCACCTGCCTGGACCTGCTGCAGGTGCTTGCAGAGAACGACATGACGTGGCCGTCGTCGCCGCCAGCAGGTGCGACACTTAGATCAGAGCTACAGCGCCTGTGCACGATCCGTAGTGATTTCGCGCTGCCTGTGGTCCTGGATGCTTCCGACCGGAGCATTCCGCGGACTTTTCAGTGGGGCACAGACCGGCTCGAAAACGTCGCAGACCTTTGCGAATCGTACGGCTTGACGTACGCGGTGAAGCCGGACGGCTGCCTACACGCGTGGAGTATCCCTGATGGTTCCTCGCCGGTGGCGCATTACACGGCGAAAGACCTGCTTATAGATGCTCCACGGAAGGCGAAAGAGCGTATCGCCAACGTTTACACGGTGGTTGGTGGGCAGGAAGATGACGCTGCAAACAGATACTCGGCCAGCGTGTCGAACACTGCGTCTCCATATGATCCAGCTGGCTATGGGGTGGTGACACAGCGGACTGCGCTTGATTCTGCCACCTCGCAGGCACAAGTGTTGACTGCTGCGCAAACTCGGATGAGGACCGCGCTAGCCGCCACCGAAACACGCTCTTTGGAGGTTGTGATGGATCCCCGCCTGGAAGGCATGGACGTGATCTCATGCATCACCGATGAAGGCGAGCCCATCGTAGGCAGGGTTACGGCCTATTCGCGGTCGCATACGGATCCGTCAGCCTCGATGAGGGTAGATGTGGAGGTACTACTGTGGTGAAACGTAATCTGTGGTTGGACGTCACCCCGCAAGGCTCGAAAGCTACCGCCAACCGCGGGATTCAGGTGGATCAGTGGCTTACTGGGACGGTCACGGAGCAAGTGGATTCGTCGAATGTTGCGGTCGAGTTGGACGGTTCGGATTCTACGCCGGTGGTTGCTCCGGCGACGGCGGGGATCACGTATATTGGTGCGCGGGTCCGGGTATTGCGGGATTCTACGGGGCGGATTGTCCAGGTTGAGGCTCCGCTGGATTTGCCGGAGGGCGTAGACACTATCGCCGTAGGTTCGACCGGTTGGGCGATCATGGATGCTCAGTCTGGTGTGAACGAGACACGGGAGGCGCTCACTGCGGCGAAAGCGGAGTTGGAGGCGTCGCAGGCGGAGTTGGCGTCGAATCTCAGTGTGACGGATGCGAAACTGGATGCCGCGCAGGACTACATCACGAACACGGTGACTCCGGGGCTGACGAAGGCTCAGGAGGATGCGGAGTCTGCGGCGTCTGCGGCGGCTCAGGCTGTGGCTGATGGTGTTGTGAGCGTGGTCACTGAGTGGGCGGTGGGGTCGTCTGAGACGGTGGCTCCCACGTCGGGGTGGAGTACGTCTACTCCCGCGCGGACGGCTGGCACGTTCATCTGGTCGCGGACGACCACCACGAAGGGCGACGGGACTGCGACCACGAGCGACCCGGTGCTGGTGACAGGGAACACTGGTGCGGCGGGTGCAGATGGTGCGGACGGCAAGGACGGAGCTCCCGGCAAGGATGGTGTGGGCCTGTCGGGAACCGTCATCTCCTATGCGAAGTCCACGAGCGGGACAAGTGCGCCCTCGTCTGGGTGGCAGGCGACCGTCCCCTCGTCTACGCCGGGACAGTACCTGTGGACCCGCACTGTGTGGTCGTATACGGATGGCACGTCGGAGACTGGGTACAGCGTGTCCATGTGGGGCGCGACCGGCGCGAAGGGTGACACTGGCAGTGATGGTATCGCTGGTAAGGATGGTGTGGGCATCTCGTCCACGTCGATCATGTATGCGGCGTCGTCGTCTGGTACGACCGCTCCCACGTCTGGGTGGGCGTCTGCTCCCCCGTCCGCGTCGGCTGGACAGTATGTGTGGACGCGCACCGTGTGGACCTACACGGACGGCACAACTGAGACGGGGTATTCGGTCGGCAAGATCGGCAACACTGGCGCTACGGGTGCTGCGGGCGTGAGCGTGTCGTCGGTGACCCCGTACTACTGCCTCGTGGGCACTGGGGCGAGCGCTCCTGCGAAGCCTACGACGAACCCGCCGTCCTCGTCGTGGACTCTGACGGAGCCCGCCTACCAGTCGGGCACGGAACTGTACCGGTGTGATCTGACGGTCATGTCGAACAACTCGTGGAGCTGGGGCGCGGTGAGCAAGGTGTCGTCGTACACGGCGGCGAACGCGGCGATGGACCAGGCTGTGTCCGGCGCGGTCGAGGTGCGGAGGAATCTGGCTACCAGAACACGAGCCGACGCCTTTACCACATATGGAGCTTCGTCACTCATGCCAGTGACCACGGCTATCCCGGGGATTACTCAGGCCCGTGTAGCAACACGATCTACTGCGTCGTGGGTCGGAGTTCGCGCCGCATCATCAGACTCTGCAGACTTCGCAATCACTCCGGGTAAGCCGATCACCGTCGGTATGCTGGTTTGGGCAACTGTCCCTGCTTACCTGATCCTTGTTACCAGGAACTCGTCCGGTAGTTTTATCGCGGATCGCGAGATTGCAATGCAGGTTGTCCCCTCTGATGGTCCCGGTACGTGGATGACCGGGACATATACCCCCGTGGACGGGGAAGCGGGTGCATGTCTCCGCGTTTCAAATCCAGAAACTTCTGCGATTGGCGAATGGGTAGCGGCAGCGGCTGCCATTGTGGTCAACGGGGCGGTGACTCTCACCGTAAATGACTGGTTCGACGGCTCTTACTCCCCGGACCCCGACCTCACTCCCTCGTGGACGGGGACAGCGAACGCGAGTGCGAGTGTGCTCACACGTTGGTCGCAGGCTCTCACCGTGGCGAACCTCGCCACTGCGATGGCCCAGGGCCTCGTCACGGCAAGCACAACCGCCCCCGACGTGACACAGGTCGGCAAAGTCTGGCTCGTCCTTAACGGCTCGGGCAACGTGGTCGGCATGAAAATCAGCAACGGCAGCCAGTGGACGTCCTACGCAATGATGGTCGAGGACCTCATGGTCGTCGGCGAGGACGGCACCATCCAACTCAAGAACGGGGTCGTGTCCGCGCCGAACATCAAGGCAACGAGCGACCTGTGGACGAAGATCCTCGCCGTCGCAGGCAACGCGACGATCGGTGGGAACCTGCTGGTCAACGGCGCGGTCACCGCGCCGAAGATCACCGCATCCAACGAGCTGTGGGCGAAACTCGCGACGTTCGCCAAGGTCACCACCGACATGCTCATCGCAGGTGGCGCGAGGATCACGGGCGAGCTGCTGGCTGATGTGATCACGCTGGCCACACGACTCGTCGCAGGCGATGTAGAAATAAACTCGTCCGGGTTTCACGTGTACCGCGCAAACCTGGATGGGCAGCGGCTAGAGGCAATACGTCTCGGCGTTAACGGATCCAGCGATTACCTGCAGATTCAGGCGTCCGACGCGTCCACCATCGCCAGCATCAGCGACGAGGGCGGCGCATCATTCGCCAGCGTTGACGCCGGCGACAGCCTCACCTACCGGGGCAGTGAGATGTCGGATCTGCTCGCCACGATGCCGCTGGGCGTCGTGGCACGCTCACACCTCGCCGCCGATATTATCACCCGCGCCGACTGGAGTCTCGTCACATTCCTAACGTTCCAGGGGCTCCCATCGCGCACTTACCGGGCGACCCTCATCCTCACGCAGGGTAAAGAAGCGGTAGGGCTCCGGATTGGTGTGCGACGCCGATACGACGCGATCGTGGATATTCAAAGCGGATATCAGCAAATGTTTTATCCGGCTTTCCCGGACAATGGTAAGCCGTTAACATCCATGATGAGTTACGAGTTCACGACGGGCGATGATTTCGACCCGGGCGGGGTTATCACAATTATTTGGGGTGCTCAGGCTCTCCACGACTCTGCCGGGGTGCGTATCATGACTAACGGCTCGTCTCAGGACACTGCGGCGAGCACATACGCCGTCGTGGAAGATATTGGTCCTGCCATGGACGCTACGAACGTCGCAGGTATGGTCGCCGCGTCTGGAACGTCAACGTCGTCGGCGGTGAAACGCACGAAAACTGTGAACGCAAGCTGGGGGCGCAGTTTCACGATTTCAGGAGCATACACGGATTCTCTGGCGCCGTATGTGGTGCAGGGGGGTTTGTGGACGGCCCGCATGGGCCTTATTGGGTTTCCTTCCATTATTTCGGATCTTTCTGGCGCGACCGTCAACAGGATCGAAATTTATCTGTATTTCAGGCATTGGTATTACAACGCTGGTGGTACGGCAGGTATCGGGTATCACGGCGCTACCTCCGCGCCAAACTCATGGACGGGCAGTACCGCGTCAATCCAAAAGGCGGGTATCCCGAATCCGGGCGGCGTATGGATCACACTCCCCAGCTCGACATACTCGTCGTGGAAGTCGGGCGCGTACCGCGGGATCACACTCCGCGCACCAGGAGATTCGACGAATCTCCAGTATTACGGGTATGCGGACTGGTCTAAATGCAAACTCAGATACACCTACACGAAGTGAGGATATATATGGGATCGGATCTTTTCAAAATCGCGCGCGCCGTGGATGGGGATGATTTCTTCGCCATGCGTGTCAGAATCGCCTGCGAACTTCAAAAAATCACCTACAACCGGGACGTGCTACTCACCGTCGCACAAGAAGTAGCAGGCTATATCACGGTCGATGAGGCGGGCACCGTGGATACAAGCGGTGTCCCAGACGAGGCGATCATTAGTGCGCTACCAGCAGCTACACAAGCAGAGGATGAGGAGGCAGTATGACGGGCACGACATGGAGAGGAGTACCGCTTATAGAATCCGGAGACGGAATCCTCGAAGCGCTCCAACTTTGGGCAAACGGGTTGAACGTGGGTATCCCGGTGGCATCGGTCGGCGCGGCTCGCACCCTACTCACGCAGGCTGAGGCGGATGGCGTCGCACCAACCGCCTCAAATCCAGCAATGTTCATGATCGGCGAGGGAACAAAACGTGTCCTTTACATCTCGGACGGCTCCAAAACTGACGGGGTGTGGGTACTCTCCCCCGTCAACGAGCCGACTCGCGCCCGGTTCGGCCGCGGTGAAGATTCTGGCGTAACGCGTAACCTAGCCCAGGGGGATATACTCACCGTCATCAGCGGGGCGCTTCCGGCAGCACCCTACGATCGTGCAATCAGCATGGAAGCAATCTGCTATGGGTCTGTGACTGGCAATATTTGGTTGCGGATCTATCCTCCGGGAGAAGCGTATGTTTCGGCCAGGTTTTCGTCTGGTGATCAGCAGTCGCAGCCACTCCCGGCGCGGGGAAAGATCCTCGCTGGGCAGTCTCCCGAGTTGAGGGTCGCCGTCGTTGGTGGTGCGGGGGGAGGGAGCATCACGTTTGGTACCACGGCAGATAACACGGTTCTTTTCGTGGATGCATTCCCGATCACGATGGCCTAACCAGCGGAAACACATACTCTAGCCGCCCGATGGGTGGCTTTTTTCATGCCCAATTTAGGAGGCTATATGAGTGGAGAGTCTACCCGCGAGAATCTTGTGGGGTGGATGGCCGCCCGCAAAGGAAAGTTTAGATACGCGAATACGAAACCGGGCAAGCTCGACCCGGATAATACCGGCTATAGTGACTGTTCCGGCACCATCTATGCCGCGTATAAGGCTGTCGCTAACACGGTGATCGGCACCATGTCCTATGAGCAGGCCGCCACCGGGATAGAGGTGGCTTCCGGAACCACGACAGCGCAGTTTAAGACGGCGTTGGCGAATATGCTGCCCGGCGACGTCATCGCAATGGACCTGTCCTATAGCGCCTACACGGGCCGCGTCAACCACGTCGAAATGTACTCTGGTACCGGCTCGATGAGCTGGGGGCATGGCGGACCGGGCTACGGCCCCACCTACCATGATCTGCTCGTATCATGGCTGATCCCCTCAGCGAAAACATGGACAGTCCGCCGATTCATTCCTGTGACCAGCGGCGAAACCATCACCACCGTAACCCTAGACGACCTTGAGGAGGTCATCGATTCTATGAAAGCAACACACATTATTTTCCAGACGGGCAATGCGATTTGCATTTCCAACGTCCTGGCAGGCACCTACCGTGTCATGCCGAACACGAAAACATTCCAGAACACGGTGACCGGCCTCAAACGCGCAGGAGCGAAAGTTGTGGAATGGAAATACTTGACCCCAACAAGATCGAACAAGGTCGCCAACCCCGCCGCATTCGGCGTGAAAGTAGGCTAAGCAATGGAAAACCCAATCAGTGCTAAAGCACGCGGCGCACTCTATGTCGCCGGCATCATCATCGGTTCGCTCGCCACGGTCTTTGGGCCTCTCTCGCAGGCTATCGGCCTGTCAGATGAATGGTCGGCGGTAGTGACCTCGGTCGTGGGTGCGTTGATCCTGATAACGAACACTCTCTCCAAAGCCAACCTGACGGCAGATAGCACGGATACCACTGCAGTTTCTACGGCCACTGCCACAGCAGAGGCGGATACTGCCACACCTGAGGCTATCGACGTGACAGCCGCTCTCTCTGAGGTTGACTCGCAGATTCAGGCTGAGGAAGCGCCCGTGGGAGACGTGGACGACCCGACCGGGGCACTCACAGACAGCGAGTGACCATGGGCGGGATAGATACGGGCATTATCGTCGCGGCTATCGCGGCAGTGGGGGGAGTCGCGGTGGCCTGGATAAAATGGCGGACCGACAAGGAAGCTAACGCTATCGCGGTGCTGCGCGTCCTCGTGGAAGAGCAGGGCGACGAGCTGGAGACGCTCAGGAGCCGTGTGGACGCGCTGGAGCGTGAACGGCAGTCCGATCACGAGTATATCCAGATTTTGCGGGATCACATTTACAAGAGGCTTCCACCGCCGCCGCCCCCACATCCATAAAAACTTTCCCCGGTCGCCCTGATGGGTGGTCGGGGAGTTTTTTGTAGATAGCGTCAGCGAACAATGCTATGCTGTTGATGAGCTGCCGCCCCGCAGTGGGTGGCCCTTCATTGAGGCATGGTGAGAGACGGGCTAAACCGCCGCTATATTGTGTTGCCCTCCAGTTTTTGGAGGGCCCTTCATTGAAAATGAAAGCCCCTGGTTGTCATTAAGGCGACCAGGGGCTTTTCGCGTCACTTAGGACATTGCAAGTTTTGGGGGTGCGAATTCTCGATCCTCCCACCGCCGCCGCCCCCGCACCCGTAAGCCAAGAACAAGCCCCTCACCCTAACCGGGTGGGGGGCTTGTTTTGTTGTCTTAGTCCTCGTCGTCGCTGTCGAAGAGGATTACGTAGGATCCGGGTTCGAGGTCGGCCACTGTGTTCACGCGGTCAAGCTCCAAGCTGTGCCCGTCGCGGTGGAAGAAACTCGCCTTGAGGACTGCCGTGCCGCGGTTCGCGCTGACTTCGAGGTGCACTGGCGGCTCATCCTCAAAAGCGAAGAGCCTGTGCCCGATGTTTTCGAAAGCGGGATCCATCCATGTCACATCGGCGGGGATCCACATGGCGACGACGGTGCGTGTATCGCCGAAGCGATCCGTGATGCTCAGGGTTGCGGTTCTGGGTGTGGTGTGCGTGAAATGGGTGGCGATCTCACGGCGGCGGTCGAAAGCGGTTCTGTCAATCTCGCTCCCAACACGGTGGGGAATCAATTCTTTGCCGGATTCCCATTTGCGGAGAGTGTCAGGGCGGACGTTGAGGCGAGCGGCAAGCGCTTCACCGGTCATCCCGAGGACCTTGCGGGCATTCTTGAGCTGAGCTGGACTCATGCGGTCAGTGGTGGTGTTCATGGTGTTTTCCTTTCAAGAGTGATTCTGGTTTGGTGAGGTGGTCAGCAGAAGCTTGCTGATCCGTCGTCGCAGGAGTTGCAGAGCCAGCCGGAGATTCCGGACATGTCGCGGGCTGCGTGTGCTCCGGAGCGTCCGCATTCTTCGCAACGGTGGCTGGAGGTGCCCAACTGTCCGAGGCGTCCGGTGGCGTAACGGCGAGTGTAGGTTGGGCTGGTGTAGGTTGAGCGGGAGTGGGTTGCGGTGGCCACTGTGGCGATTGAGAGGCCGTCTGTCCCGGTCCAGATCACCTTGCCGACTGTGACGGTCTTTGTTTCGCCGGACTTCTTGGTGACTGTGACCTGTTCGCCTTCGGTCAGGTCGAATCCTTTGATTCCCCAAGACCCGTTGCGAAGCTTGATCCATGTGATCTGGGTGGTGGCTGTGGTGCTCATTGGAATCTCCATCTGATTCTGAGGTCTTTGGGGCTGTTCCCCTGACCTCTTGATGACACAATTCTAACCCACAACTTTGTGGGGTGTCAAATCTTTTGGGAAAGATCTTTAGACCAATTTCCCGCCCGCCAATCATCCACACTCCACGCGGCCTCAAACCGCGCGAGCATGGGGAGAGTTTCCACAGCGATGTGATGTTTTCGTGGGTTGAAGTGCAAGAGGAAAACCATCAATAAATATGCATCACATCACACGCGTGGATTACCGCCTGCACGGATAGCTCCGTCATACGCCACCACGCGCTCCAGCGCGTACTCCAGCCAGCGCAGGTCATTCGCTGGCGCCTCGACCGGCTCTCCAGCCACATCCACAGTCTCAGTCCCTACCAGCTCGCCATCCCGAAAAACCGGATAGAGGCCGACAACGTACGCCTCAAGCGCGCCATCCTCCGCATCGAATGAAACGCCGTAGAGATCCTTATCAGAGCACGCTGCCTCAAACGCTACCTCGCCCGCAAAATCCATCGAGTACTCACCAGCGGACAAAACCCGACACGCACCAAGGAGCTACTCAAAAGAGCCGCTTGACAACTATAGAAGCATCACACTTTCTCGCACAGTCCATAGCAGACACCGAAGGTCATATGGTGTGGGTGGTTTGTCGTGATTCTGGTAGTAGTGGCGCGAGTACGTCATTGATTGCGTTCGCCGCCACTTCTGCGTCTCCGTGGAGGTATGACCGGACGAGTTTTGTTTGTCCGACAAGCATTTCGATGATGTGGTCTGGCGTGCCGGCGTCGGCGAGCATAGAGATCATCGAATGACGTGCTTCGTGGAGTAGGTAGAATTCGCCTTCGTCTCGTTCGGGATCTGGCTTACGTTTGTAGACTCCTGCGGCTTCTTGGACTTGTTTCCATTCGGAAAGGTCTTGTTTGGGGTTACGTGGATACCCGAGGTATTTTTTCATGCCGGAGATGCGCGGAAATACCAGATTGTTCGGGTTCGCCTCTCCTTCAGGGCACTCTGTCTTCCATGTTTTGAGTTCGCTAGCGACTTGCTTGATCATTGGTAGTTCGCGTTGTCCGGATTTGGTTTTCGTTGGCACGAGATGCCAGGAGTCGACGAGGTGGATTACTTCGTCTTCGTCTTTGTGGAGGTATTCTCCGGTAGTTGGGTCTTTGGGTAGTTGCTGTACTTGGTAGGTGAGCATGATTGCGCCGTGGATTAGTTCGCTGTCGGGGACGTTGTTGTAGAAGATGATCCTGTCCCACGTGAGTCCGAGGATTTCGTTTTGGCGTGATCCGTAGAGGACTGCGAGGAAGAGTCGGATGGCGTCGGGGTACATTTCGTATGCTTTAGTGAAGACTTTCGCGACTTCGAGTTTGCTCATCGCTTTGCGTTCCGATGTTCCTCTCCCTGCCTTTTCTTGGGCGAAGATCCTCTCGGGGACTTTGTAGCCGTCGGCTACTGCTGCGCGCAGCAGCTTACTGAGCGTCCTTTGGGCGGAGTTCGCGGTCGAGAGACTTTTCCCTTCTTTTCGGACGGCGCTCGCGATTTCCCGCATATGGGCCGCTGTGAGGTCTTCAAGCGCCACAGGACCTATTTGAGGGATAATCCATTTTCTGATGTTGGCGTTGTCGCTTGCCAGGGTTTTGGGCCGTACGCGACCAATGCGGCTCGTCTGCCATATCTTGCACCACCCTGCGACCGTTTGGTTTGGTTTGACCTGTTCGGGCCGTGGTCCTTCGATGAGATATTTCTTCTTCGCCGCGAGGAATTTTTGCCACGCGGTGTCTTCATCCCTGGAAGAGGCTGTTACGACGAGGCGAGTGCCTTTGGAGTTAACTCGTCCAGTGTCGTATCGTCCAACCCAGAGTTGACGTTGCGGGTTCCATTTGAATGAGCCTTCGCCGTATCTGGTTTGGTGCGCTTTCTTTGGGCGTTTTGGTGTTGGCATTGGTCACTCCCCCAAGGTCTACACATTAGTCTACACATTGAGGCGCTATCACCACGGTATCACTACGGGCCGCGCCATGACTGTAAATGGCTTTTTACCTGCTGTTTTACGTGTCCTAGCGTACGCCAATTATTAGTGAGCGTCTGCCTCCGGAGCAGAAGGCCGCAGGTTCGAATCCTGTTCGGGGCAC